CGCGAGCGACTCCTGCTGCTCGTAGCGGTCGACGATCTCGTCCAAAAGCGCCATCAGCGGGTCGACCGCCGCGTTGTCCGAGGGGTCGAGCTTCTTGACGACCGCCACGTCGACGCCCCAGTCGCGGATCCGCACGCGGCCCCGGTCGGCCAGGTCGCTCGACCAGCCGGCCGGCACGACGACGACGCGGAGCGTCTGCAGGTCGCCCGGGCCGTAGCGGGGCAGGTACTCCCGCGTGGCCGTGAAACTCTGCGAGAAGCTCTCGGCGTTCAAGTCGGCCTTGACGGCCTCGGCGATGGCGACGCCGACGTGGGCCATGAGGGAGCCAGGGGGTTAGCGGGTCTTGATTTGCTTGGTGTGCACTCGCAGCCGGCGGCGGTCGGCGCTGGTCCAGTCGTAGTGGCGATCGCCCGCAGCGGGGATCATTACCTCGTAGACGTAGATCACCGAGCCGTCGAGTTCCTCGATCAGGTCGCCCTCCTCCGGCAGCGTCCGGCCGTGGCCGGTGAGGACCAGGTCGTCGTAGTCGATAAACCAGTCCCGCCACTCGGTGCCCAGCCGGATCACCTCGCCGCCGACGTTCAACTGACAGCGGCCCTTGTGCGCCGTCACCGAGGCCGAAGCGGTGCCCCGCTTGTAGGTGACGTCGGTCGCCGCGTGCTCGTTGAACTGCGCGCCGAGCCACTCGCCGGCGGTTTTTAACAGGTTGGCCATCGCGGGGGTCGGGGGCTAGGGGTTCGGGGCTGGGGGTGACGGGGGGCGAGTCACCCCGTCACCCACTCGCCCCGTCACGTTCGCTCAGGTCACGTCGGCGATGCCGTTGATCTTGACGCTCGAGGCGCTCGCCGCGGCGGCCTCGTAGACCTTGCCGAGCTTCTTGTTCGCCCCCGCGGTGGTCGTGACCACCTCGTTGGCGGCGTCCCAGTAGACGACCGTCCCGACGGTCAGCGCCGTTCCGGTGCCCGTCTCCTTCGGGAAGATGAACACGGCCAGGGGGCCGACGATCAGCAGGTTGCCCAGCACGCTGGCGGCGATGTCCCGCGGCGCCACGGCGATCAGGTCGCCCTGCACGACGACGTCGCCGGCCGTGACGGCCGCGCCCGGCGTGTAGGCCAGCGGCAGGGCCTCGCCGCGGTCGAGTCTTACGCTTGGAGTTGCCATCGAAAATTGCTCCTCGGTTTGGTTTTGCTGGAGGTGGACGGGCCGGGGGCGACGGTCACCCCGTCACCCCGTCAGCTTGTCACGGTCACGCGGCGCCCTTCATTTTGACGCCGCCCTCCTCGTCGGCCAGCGCGACGCCGAAGTCGAGGTAGCCGCGGTAGAGCACGCCCAAGACGTTGAAGTCGGCCTCGGCGCTTTCGACGACGGGGCGCTGCTGGCCGTTGAGAAACACCAGCTCGATCACCGCCACGTCGCGGGGATCGGCCAGCAGATACCAGGCCGTCGTCGAGTAGCCGGTGTAGGCCGTGTTGCTTAGGTACGCCGAGACGACCGGCTCATAGCGCCCGGCGTAGATGTTCTTCGCGGCGTTCTTGCCGGTCGAGTCGCCCACGAGGTTGGTGCTCTTGTACAACTCCCAGGCGGTCTCCTCGACCTCCGGCGGGCAGAGCACCAGCCGCGGGTTCACGCCGATCGGGTCGCCGTCGGCGTCGGTCATCTTGCGGAAGGTCTCCACGGCCTTCTTGAGCCCGGCGCTGGATAGCGCGTAGGCCGCCCCGGCGACGTAGTTGGAGTTGTTGGCGTGGAAAAAGTTGCCGGTGTTGGCCAACAGCGCCGTCCAGAAGACCTTGTTGATCTTCAGCGCCGCCCCGCGGCCGAGCTTCCGGGGCACGGCAGAGAGGGCCCCCAGGTCGTCGTTGATCAGGTCGCGGCGGTCGATGCCCATCATCCGGGCGTAGGTGTCGGCGCTGATCGTGTAGCTGTCCTCGTCGGCGGTGGCGTGCTGGATCTCCCCGTTCGGCCCCAGCTTCTCGTAGCTGAAATCGCCAGTAAGGCGGTAGTGGGTGTGGGTGTGGAAGTTGCCGACGCTGCCGATCCGGGCGATCCGCCGCCAGGTCGACTCGACGTAGTAGAAGGCCTCCAAGAGAAACTTGTTGGCCGTCGCCCCGAGGATCCCCGAGAGCGAGAAGCCGGTCCACTCGCCGGCCGCCTCGATCGGCCGCTCCGGCATCGCGTAGCGGAGCACCTCGCGGACGTTGCCGTTGGTGATCCGCTGCCGGCCGCGGTAGCCGTTCCGGGCGGCGGCCAAGAGGAATAGCTCCTGCAAGCCCAGCTCGCGGTGAAAGCGGCGGTCGGCCGCCTCGAGGGTCTTCTCGTCGAACTCCTTTTCGACCGCCTCCAGGCCGAGCGTCTGGCACGCAGCCGCTTCGACGACCCGCTCGGAGAGCTCGCCCGGGTCCTGGGCGTGCACCGCCGGGCCGGTCGGCCGGGCGGAGCGCATCAGCTCCAGCTCTAGCTTGTCCTCGCTCCAGCCCTCCTCGATCGCGGAGGCCTGGATCGTGGCCAGCTTCTTCGGCTCGATCCGCCCGGAGTAGGCGGCGGCCGCCGCCTGCACGTCGCTCGCCCGGCGGGTCTCCGCGGCCAGCCGCCGGCGGTAGTCGGCCAGGTCGCCCTCGAGCGGCACGCTGCCGCCGTCGCCGGCAGCCTCCACGGGAAGCGGTGGCGGCGTGTTTTTCGGCGCGCTGCGGCCCGAGGGGGGCGCGCTACGTTCCACGTCGCCGTCGCCGGGGTCGGCCTGCTCGGCCTTCCATTGGGCCTCCAGCGGGGCAAGCTGCTCGTCGCTGAGCTCGTCGGGGGAAAAGCCCTTCGCCTCGAGCCACTTTCTCAGTTCCGGGTCCATGTTCTCGGTCCTCCGGGGTTGGGAAGCCGCCACCGCCGCACGGGTGCGGCCGTCGGCGGCGATCGGGACAAAACTGATTTCCTTGAGTTCCGCGGCGCGGATGATCACCACCGGGCCCTTGAAGACCCGGCCGTTGGCCTTGGCCGTGGCGCCGCGGTCGACGTACTCGGCCTTTTGGGGCTCCGCGCCGATCGAGGCCCGCCAGGGAAACCCGCGGCGGGCCGAGACGCGCACCTCTTCGGCGGCCACCCCGCCGCCGGAAACGACCCCCGCCATCTTCACCCGCTGCGCGGTGATCTCCGGCGTGCCGTGGCCGACGATCGCCCGGCGGTCGTGGGCCAACAGCGCCGGGATCTCCTCGCCGGCGGCGCGGAGGCCGGTTAGGTCGACCACCACCGGGTCGAACCAGCCGCTTAGCTTCATCGGGCCGCCGGTGTAGGCGACCATCGAAAACGGCTTGGCCTCGTCCTCGCCGCCGTCGCCGTCGGCCGCGGCGATCCACTCCACGGGGACCGCCTCGCAGTGGATCGGCCCCTCGGGGGCACGACCGGCGGCGCGGATCGCTGCGAGCCGCCCGCCTCGCTTCGGGGGCTTCTTACGCCGTCGCCTTAGCATCGTTGGGCTCCTCGTTGTCGGTCTGGTCGGACTGGCCGGCCTGGTCGGTCTGGTCGCTGTTTGGCCGCGGATCACCTCCAGACGGGTTCTCAGCAGATCCCCCCCCGCCGCCGAGCAGCTTCGCGGCCAGCCGCTTGCGGTACTCGGCCACGGGGATTCCCAGCGCGCGGGCCGCCTGCTTCTGATCCTCTTCCCAGTCCCGGCCCTCTTCCTGATAGATCGCCGGGATCGAGGTTTGGCCGCTCTCAAGCCGCGTCTTCCGCGCGGTGGCCGCCTTGCCCGGGTCGATGTCGTCCTGCACCTTGTCCCAGTAGACCACCAGCACCCACTCGGCCGGCGGCCGGGCGGCCAGCGCGGCGCGCACTTGCTCGGGCATCGCGTACTTCGCCTCGGCAAACCAGCTCCAGAAAAGCCGCTCGACCTCCGGGTTCCAGTCGGTCGACCGCTCGACCTCCACCGCCCGCTTGATCCCCAACCGGGTGAGCTTGCCAGAAGCGAAGTTTTCTTGGGAACTATCCTGCGCGCCCATCGCGTAGGGCAGCATCACGCAGGCGAAGGCCTCCGCCAACGTGATCCGCACGAACTCGCTGTGCGTGGTGCTCGGCTGCTCCGGCTTGAACTGGTAGGGCTCGGTCCCCTCCGGCAACACCGTGACCGTGTTGCGCTCGATATCGAAGGTGTCGAAGGTCTCGTAGGCGGCCGGCTCGGTGTCCGTGTCGCCGCTGGGCCCGAAATTGGTGGCAGCCGATTCCGGCGTCGCCGTCTTCAAGAGCACCGTCAGCTCGGCGGCCGTCTCGGCCGATTGGACCACCGCCAGCGTGTAGCGCCGCAACTTCGAGAACAGCGGCAGGGCGGCGGTTAGCTCCGGGATCCCCCGGTGCTGCCCCGGGCGGTCCTCGCGAAAAACGTGCAACACCTCGTCGGGTAGCGGCGGCGGGCTGAGTTCCTCGAGCGGATCGAAGCCCCACTCGGTGCCGCCCGGGTGGTGCCGCAGAACGTGGTAGCGGATCGGGTTGCCCTGCTCGTCGAGGTCGATCCCGTCGATCCGGTTTTCGCCGAACCCGCCGATGTCGGGCGTGGAGAGCATCTCCGCCTCGATCGGCCGGAGGTCCAATTGCACGTCGCCGAACCGCGGGTTGTTGACCAACAGCGCCACCGCCTCCCCGTCGGTCGCCTTGGCCTTGCGCAGCGTGCGGAGTTTGCGCGGTAGGCGGACCCGCCGGCACCAGGCGGCAAACTGCCGCTCGATCCAGTCGTCGGCCCGCCCCGAGCCGGTGCGGACCTGGATCCGCGGGCCGGTGCCGATCACCTCGTGCGCCAAGGTCTCGACCATCGAACGGGCCCAGCCGTTGTTGGCCACCTCGTAGCGGGCCCGCTCGCGGAGCCGTTTGCGGACCGCCGGGGAGTTGGCCGAATCGGCCGAGAGGCTATCGGCGTAGCTCCAGTGGCGGATATTCTCGGCGGTCGTCTGCGCCGCGTCGTAGCGGGCGCGGATCGGGCGGCCGGCCGGCCGCAGGAAGGGGCGGCCGCGGCTGTCGAGGATCCTCGATCGGCGAACGAGCTGCTCGGGCATCGGGAGGGCGTTTGGCTAGACGGCCGCCGGCGGGCGGAACTTGCCCATCCGGATCGGCAGGCCGCTTCGGGCCGCGGCGGCCGTGCGCCGCAGATGCTTGTCGGCGGCGACGAGGCCGGCCAGGTCGGGGTTCTTCATCGACCCCTCGTCGTCGCGGGCCTCGGCCGGCTGGCCGGCGACCTCCTCGATCCGATCTTCCAGGTCGGCCATCGGCGGGGGCTCCGGGGGAGGGGGGGAAAATTCAGACGCAGGCCAAAGCCTCCAGCCTACGGCAGGCCGCGCCCGCATTGGCCCGAATTGGGCCGAATTGGGCTCTTAGGCGGCCAAAGAGTTCCAGGGGTGGAACTTCTTGCGCCCGCGGCTACTCGCCCGCGCCACCCGGGGGGAGCTTCTCGCGGGCAAAACCGTGGGCCGCCCGGTCGCGGCGCATCTGCCGGACGGCCTCCTGCCGCCGCTCGGCCTGCTCCGAGACGGAGCCGTCGAGGTGGGGGGTCACCCGCCCGTACCAGTTCTGATAATCGGGGCCGAGGTGGAGGCACTCCCAGGGCAGCCGGGTCTTGCGGTCCGCCGGCCAGAGGGCGGCAAACTCGCTGTCGGCCCCGCCGGCGTGGACCCAGTCGGTCGGGTACCAGGGGGGGCTGCCGAGGGCCGGGTCGCCGGCGTTGAAAGGCCCGACCAGTCCAGCTCCGGCGAGTAGCCGCGGGGGTCCTCGAGGATCCGCCGCCAGGGGACGTGCAGAAAGCCTACCCGCAGCAGGCGCCAGTCGATTTGCTCCGGCAGGACGATGTCGGCGTCTAGCAAACAGATCCAGCCGCGGCGGCCGAGCTGATCGAGGCCCTCCTCGATCGCCGCCCCCTTGTTGAAGGCCGCCCCGCCGCGGGTAAAGGCGGAGGTACGGAAGATTTCCGCCGGCGGGTTGGCGGCGACGACGCCGCCGGTGGCCGCGTCGGCGTGGCTGGTGACGACCAACACGCGCTGGAAGTGCCGCAGCGCCCGCGGCAGGGTGATCGCCAATAGGTCCTCGTACTCCACGCAGACGCAGATCGCGTTCATCGCGGCGGCTCCTCGCGGGGGATCGTGTAGCCGAGCGCCTCGATCGCCGCGGCCGCCGCGGGGTGGGCCGCCAGCGCCTGGAGCTTGTCGCCGCGGGCCAACCGAAAGCTCCGCTCGGCGTCCGGCTTGCGCTTGTGGACGATTCGGCCGGCCCGGGCGAACTCGACGACCGGGTCG